AAAGGAAGCTCTCTAAGAGCTGGTAAGCCATCTTTATCAACGTATGGTTCCCATGCAAAGCCTTTGAATAAATTACTGTAGACATCGCAAATCATTGCAGAGTTATTAATACTAAACGCATCTGAGTAAAAGTCTAAAAATTCTTTATGTGCTGGATTCTCACACTCTCTTTTGGGTGGCTTCGAATAAGTCGTGCTTACCTTGTTGACATATCTTTGAAGTATGTTGATAGGCAAAATTCTATCTTTAATTGCATTGTAATAATTTGAACTCAATGAAGTCTTTAAGATATTATCAATGTACGGCTTTAAATTACCGTCATAAATATCCAACGCCTCTTTGTTTGTTTTTAAGAAAACAGAATGACTTCTAACGTATTCAATAATTTCCTGTCGCATATCTTTTAACATTATTCACCTCATATTATTTTTAATTATAAATATTATAGCTGTATTGTCGATGATTTTTGTTGCGGAGTAGAAAGTGGATCAATTCCCCAACATAGATAACCTAGTGCGTCCGAAATATGAGTAAGCATTTTGTCGGTCTTTTGGTCAAGGTCGTCATTCTTCCAAACAACCTTTTCAAGGTCATTAATTAATTTCTTGCACCTAGGATGAATAATGATTCTCTTATCCCTTAAAAGCCTGTTTATGTTGTTCACACGATCGGTTACAAATGGGTTCCGAGTAGATTGAATAATAAAGCCCGACTCTTTTAATATTAGGTGATCCGACTTGCCCGATGTCTTTCTATTCGCACCTGTACTGTCTGGATAAATAGTTCCGATATATTTTCTTCCTTTTAAATGATCGACCATTTTATAAGTGTCAGAATTTTCTAAAAACGCTTCATCGTAAATGTAGAATATATTATTAACATAATAACAAACAACGGCAGTCATTGGTTGGACGTTAAAGTCCATTCCGATTCTTACTTGACCAGTTCTAAAGCTATCATCAAAAGCAACAACATTAATATCTCTGTTAAAAGAGTAATAAGTTGATCCGTCACTATCATCTGTGAACTCTCCTAGTAAGAAGCGTTTTCTTTGCTTCTCATCTAATGAGTTTAAAAGCGATAAATATTCTTCGTCAATGTTTTCTAAGTTATCTTCTGGATTCATTAACATTGAATCGTATTGGTCTTCTAATACAGCTTCACCTGTTGTGGGATGTATTCCCTTGATGAATAACCAGTAAGTCCAGTGCCTTTTTGTCGGCGGATTTGCATCGTAATAAACTTTCTTTTTAAGTGAAGATTTTTCTGCCAACCTCGTAAGGGCGACTTGAACTTGCGTATAAGATATTTGTGAGCACTCGTTAAAATAAATAGTGGAGTATTCTTTACCTAAAATCTTTTCTAGTGCCTTCTCATCATCAAGTCCAGCAATCCATAATTCAGAACCGTTAGGAAAGGTTAAGAAGTAATCACTCCTGTTCCACTTAACAGTTAGATCGGGAAATGATGTAGCAAGAACTTTTGGGAGAGTATCAAGCCATATAGATGTCTTAATATGATTGAAGCATAGTCGTAAAATAACATGACGTGATTTAGCCTTACACGCTCTTATAATGATGGCCCTTACAAGTTTGTACGTTTTGCCACTCCTGGAACCACCAAATAATAGAATGTGAGAGGCAGAGCTTATAAGTATTAAGTCCGCTAGAATTTGTTTTGATGTTTGCCTAAAGCTCATTCTCTTCTTTGCTAATAATTATCTTTAAGTCGCTAGACGTTACATTCGTCTCAGTCTTATCGGCCCATCCGCAAAGATTCTTAAGACAAAATATCATTAGTGCTGGATTTCCTTTTTCCGCCATTGCTAAAGCTCCTCTAATAAGCTTTAAGCGAGTGTGAACCATGTTTTGTTGCCGAGCGTCCGCAAAATCTAAATAGCCAAACTCCTTTGATCTTCTCTCAATAGTGTCCTCGGAGCACTTAAAAAATGCAGCCGCATCTTTAAGAGTCGGATTCATTCTACAAAGAGCCTCTAATTGCTCTTGATCTATTTCTAATCTTGGTCTTGCCATTTATAATCCTTTTTAAAAGTTAGTCACCGATAAACTTATAGAAAAAGTATCTCACATAATTTAGCTTACCCTTGTTTCTACCTTTATCCATTTTACTAATTAATGCATTTTGCTTCTTACTCTTCATCTGAACTATATTTATACAAAACCAATCTGGATGATTTAATCTCTGCTTATACATGGCCACTGATGCAAACTTTGCCATCACAGTAAAGCCTCTTCTCTTCATTACTCTACTTGCCTCTGTGCTTAACTTAATGCCTAAGCCAAGACCTATATAGTCAGGATGTATGACTACACGATTAGAGTGCATCATCTTCCTATCCACAAAGCTATAGTTAGCAAAATTAACAAAGCCAATCTGCTCACCATGCTCTGTAAATAATCCAAAGCTGTACGTCTTACCACCAGCTAGACTAGAGCTTAGATAGTGATACTTGCTAAAATATTTCCATGTTTTATTATCGGCTTCTGCGATGTAGAAGTTGAGTCGCTCTGCTCTCTCTTGCCTAAGTGACCTCCTATTTTCATATGACTGTTTATTACAGTCTATAATCCAATCAGGTTGTAGCCACTCCACAATGTCATAATGACAAGAGACTAATATTATCTTTACCTTTATCTTATCTTTATTCTTATCCATAAACTTTCTAATAGAGTGGCTCATTATTTTAGCAACCTCTCTATTAACAGTACTTGTCCACTCATCAATAATTACAGTGTCACCATCTTTAGCAAAGCTTAACTTAATGCAAGCATCTGCTCTAGCTCTTTGTCCTGTAGATAAAGTCTTGGCTGCTCTTACCCAACAAGGAATAGCAGTTAATCCCATAGCAGTAAGTGACTCTACTCTTTGATCATAAGTCCACTCACCAGGAAACTGATCTATAATTGCTTTATCCTCGTCTATAGATACACCTAAGCACTCGTCACCATAAATCTTCTTTACCAGCGAAGTCTTGCCGCTCCCAGATGAGCCTACTACCAAACCCAATGAGAAGTTAGTAATCAAGTCAGCATCTACTGATAAGGTGTGAGTAAGCTTTTCCTCTATCTTTAAATTTACGCTAGTGGCAGCCTTGGCAGCATGAAAACTTTCAGAGCCTTTACACTCTAACTTTACTAGATAATTTTGCACGACAAACCTCTCTCTTGTAGCTCACTAAATAGTGATGACTGAGCCTCTTCATTATCTAGCACGATCAGTAAATTATATTCCTCTAAGCTGTCTATCTTAAACTCTTCGCTATCTTTATCTACCTTTAAGTCAAAGCTCTCTAGCCCTAGGAGTTCTATATCTCCTAAGTCTATGTCTTGTAAGTCAGTATACATCTTCTCTTTATCTAACTCAGCCCATCTAGCAATCTCATTATCTGCTACGACATCAGCATACTCTTGAGCTTCTGATAAATAATCCTGATAATCAACAGCCACCTGTTCCCACTTAAGTTTTTGCATAGCCATTAAACGACCATGTCCTTTGGTAATAAAGCCACTTCTTTTTGAAACAACTACGGGAGAACGCTGACCTTGAAAATCAATAATCTTTGCCAATCTTTCTATTTGTTCTGGTGGATGTTTGTTGGCATTTTTGGGGTTGGGCACTAGTTTTGAGATACTGACTAGCTCAGTATAGGCACAATTGAACTGCATAAAATTTCCTTGACCACTGGTCTAATAAGTCACTAACTTATTTATATGCTCCGTAATATGATGCAAATTGGCAAGAACAAAATTACAAGCACAAAAAAATGTATTTGTGTAAAAAAAGGGGAAGTTAATATTTGAAAATAAAAAAGCCACAAAATCTGATTCAAGTTGTGGCTTTTATTGAGTTTGGATTTATGGGGAAAGTTTATTCTTTCTTGATAACGGTAATTATGGCGATGTCTAAAAAAGCCTGAATGGATCCAAATAAAATTATGATCTCTTCTTTTTGCTCAACTGTTAGCCTTGCACTTACAACCTCGCTCTTTAATTCCGATTCTTTTAGTTTTTTTGGTCGTGCCATTATTTACCTCCTTTTATTCTAGTAATATTTTCCAGTAATCTTTTAAAATGCTGTCGTAAACCGCCATTAATGCCTCAAGTTTCGTTTTGTCCGAGTTATTCTTTTCAAACTCTTCCTTGATTGAAAAAGCGATCTCGTCTAACTCTTCTTTTAAATTTTCAAGCATAAATTTTTTACTCATTTTATTACTCCTTGTTTTTTTCTTTTTCTTCTTCATCATTTATGCACTTTGTAATTTCACAATTATTCAAACTCTTGCAAGTCGTCGGCTATATTAAAATCACAATGCTCGCCACAATGCTCGCCTACAAGTTCTTCCTCAAGCTCAAAGCGGCATTCATGAAAACGAGCAAATTTCTCGGCTTCGGATTTTGTTCCAGCTCCGTATGTCCACGATCCATCGATTAAAAATTTGAAAATTGCATCTTCTTGTAGCATCTTTACTCCTTGTTTTGTTTCCTTGTTAAAGTTTACATTAATAACTAATAAAAGTAAACATTAATCGTCACAACTTGTCATTTGTTATGCGTATTGCAATGAATACAATAACTTATTCCCGATGTGTCAAACGCCACAAGTATTGTTACGTGATCAAGAGCGCACCTTTCGGTGCTTAAGATTTCCGAGTAAGGTGTAATTTTCTATTAGTTTTGGTCTTTAAATGACATACCGTTGTTTGATGGGGAAATAGAGAAGAAGGGGAGAGCAATTACCGCTCTTATAAAAGCAATAGGTTTGCAATCCATTCCTCTATCTTCCTAAATCAAACTCGGTAAATAATACCGTCGTCCCGAAGG